ATACAGTAATCAAATACACCAGTATTTTGCATTGCAAAGAATTCACGCTTGTTGCGTAGCCCACAATAGATATCGTAAGCTTCAAACATCTCTCTGCCTAGAGTCGCTGCATCAGGAACATTATAATCACAAATAGCATTATACCATTCTGCTCTGTGATTATGCCTGTCAGCATAACACTCTTCCTCATTAGCATATCCATACTTTTCCTTTAGATCATTGTATATAAATTGCAGACTACAAAACTTTGAACTGCTTTCAAAAGTGTATCCGTAATGGTCACGTAGCATTTCACACACAGTATCTTTACCATGTCGGCCATGACCTATTACTAATAACTTGGGTTTTATCATCTAAATCTCCTAATGTTTAAATACATTATACATTAAAAAATAAGTGTTGTCAACCGTTAATCATACATGCCGCCTAGTACAGCAACAGTTGCTATTTCTTCATCTAATATTTCTGCTTCTCTTGCTTCGTAAGCTGCATTAAAGCCTTCTTCGTGGAGATAACTTTCGTTGTTGTTCCACAATCGTTTAAAATATGAATGGTAAGTTTTTTCGACGGAGTCGTCGGACCAGGATAGATCGATTAGCTTGCCTTTAATTATCCAATTAAATCGGTTAGCTTCTTTACGTACAAATGGTGAACACATTAGTTTCTCCTTGTTACATACTGTATTTACAATATAACAAGATGTTAGCGTAAACTTTGGTAGTTTTTAGCCGATTGTAAAGCCGTAGCCTACACCGCCCGCAACTGCCATAGACACTTCAACTTCTAGTTTTTCCATTTCGGATTGTGCTTCTGCTTTTAGTGAGTCGCCGTTAAGTGTAGAGCCGCCTTGTGGGCCTGCAATAGTAGCAAACTTTGAACGTGCTTCACCCAGCATATACTTACAACTAGCAAGGGTATAATCTTTAATCCATTGCGTTGCTAGATAATCATTTAACAATTCACTGTCTGGACGATAGTTGTAGCAGTAAAGCAGTATCTCTTCTTCTGCTCTAGGACGTTGTAAGAGAGTAAGTTTTTTACTCGTATTATTCCATTTAAATTCTATAAATGATCCAAACATTCTGCCTACTAGTTCTTGGTGTTGTGCAAACATATCGTATGTTGCTAGTCCGCCTAGCTTTGATCCTGATAACAAATACGTATTTGTGTATGCTGCATTAAACGGTTCAAAATTGCTGCCGCCTGTGCCGCTTCCTGCACGTGAACCAATACTGCTACGGTATGTTTTGCGAACTTCCATTATTTCACTTGGTAATATATAATCGTTTTGATCTACAACAGTAGTTAAAAACATATAGCTTTCTTCTACTGCATGATCACTACGCATTCTATAACGTGTTAACGCTTTATTCAAGCCTGTTTGATAGTGTATAGGATCAAGTTCAACATCAACCATGCCTCCGCCGAGGAATGTGTTAACATAATCGTATACTTCTTGTTTTTGTGTCGCTAATGTCATATGAAGTTCTCCACTAGTATTTATCGTAACGATAAATATGTATAACAATAGGAGAATGGTTATCCCTCGCTTATCACTATACAAACCGGAACGCGGTAATGATTATTATTTCTTGGACAAACAAATCCTAGAAATGTTCACTATCGGCGGTACTGACATTAATATTCACAAGTTCTTAGGTGCAGAAAACCCTGCGGCTGGAACCGGAACGGCTGATCAGCCTACTTACGATGCTGTAAAAGAAACTAACATACAAGACTTACTCTTCTTAGAAAATAGAGATAGAAAGTATGATCCAGACGTATACAGTATGCGTGGCATTTATAATGTTCAAGACATCGACTTTGATTTATCTCAGTTTGGATTATTCCTAAGTAATGATACATTAATGTTAACTATACATATGAATAGTTCAGTTAAAACATTAGGCAGAAAGATTATGAGCGGTGATGTAATTGAGTTGCCGCACCTAAAAGACGAATATGCCCTTAATGATTATAGTGTTGCACTTAAACGCTTTTACGTTGTAGAGGACGTTAATCGTGCAGCAGAAGGATTTAGTCAAACTTGGTTTCCACATTTATATCGCTTAAAATTAAAACAAATATACGATGGGCAAGAATACAGCGAAATATTAGACTTATCTGCAGAAGACGGAACCGATAATACACTACGTGATTTACTGTCAACTTACGAAAAAGAAATGCAAATTTCTAATGCTGTAGTTGCACAAGCAGAATCTGATGCTCCTAAAAGTGGCTATGATATAAGTCATTATTACTCTATTGCTACAAATGCCGACGGCAGTGTTGCATTACAATCTGTAGACGATACAGACATAGATGTAAGCAATCTATTAGGTGTTGACGCGGTTAATGCCAAACCTGATAGAGAAGGTTACTCAGGTTACTTAGTAGGCACTGGAGATGTTGCACCTAATGGTGCGCCTTTTGGCTTTGGCATACAGTTTCCAACTAACAACGAAGACGGCGACTTTTTCTTACGCACAGACTTTTTACCAAATAGAATGTTCCGATATGACGGCGCACGTTGGGTTAAAGTACAAGACGATATTAGAATGTCACTAAGTAATACACTTGAAAGACAAACCCAGAAGTCTAGCTTTATTAACAATACTAAAACTAGTACCATCGATGGCGAAACAGTCACTGAAAGGCAAAGTCTTTCTAAAGCACTTAAACCAAGAGCGGATAATACATAATGCAACATTTTTATGATGGACAAGTAAGAAGATACCTTACGCAGATGATGCGTATTTTAGCAAACTTTCCTGTACAAGACGGAAAAGGTGTGCGGAAAGAAGTGCCTGTTACTTATGGTGATTTAACTCGCCAAGTAGCAAACATTATTAGAGACAACTCAGAAAACAAGTTGCCTAGTGCGCCTCGTATTGCTGTTTACTTAACGGGATTAGAGTTAGACAAGGATCGACTAACTGATTCAACATACACACGTAAAACTAATATTAGAGAACGTGCATATGATACGGATGCAGGAGAGTATTTAAATTCACAAGGCAAGAACTATACAGTTGAACGGTTAATTCCTACTCCGTATATGATGCGATTAAATGCAGACATATGGACATCAAACACTGATCAGAAATTACAGTTGTTAGAGCAAATACTTGTATTGTTTAATCCAAGTTTGGAAATGCAAACTACTGATAACTTTATTGATTGGACTAGTATTAGTGTTGTTAATTTAGAAAACGTAACATGGTCTAGCAGAAGTGTTCCAGTAGGAATTGATAGTGAAATAGATATTTGTACAATTACATTTAGCATTCCTATCTATATCAGTCCGCCTACTAAAGTACGCAAGATGGGTGTTATTACAAATATTATTACAAGTATGTTTGACGAAACTTTAGGAACAATCGAAGGTGGCGTAAGCAAGCCTGTACTAAATGCATACGATGATATTCCAAGAGCAGGAGTTACCGAAGGTGATTTTGGCAGAGTAGCACGATCTGATACAGCAACACAAATGGCTAATGTTAATTACGCTACATGGGGTGCATTTGTTGACGGTAACTCTGTACAGTTGTTCTCAAATGGCATAGTTGGTACTAAGAACTGGAGAGAGATCTTTGAAGCATTGCCAGGTATGTATGCTGCTGACGTAAGTCGTGTATACTTTACTAACCAAGACAATGCAAGTACAATTACTGGCACATTTACACTAAGTCCGTTTGACGAAGGTAAGATACTTATTAATTGGGATACTGATAGTTTTCCAAGTGATACTGTAATAGCAGCTCGAACAAGTATTGATTATATTATCGATCCAACTAACTACAATCCAAGTGCTATTAAAGCAGCTGGTGTAAGGTTGTTGTTGTTAAATGATGTCGGCGATGCTACTGCTACGCAATCACCAGTTGCGTGGCAAAACACAGATACAAGTGCATTAGTTGCAAGTGCAAACGATATTATTGAATGGAACGGTACTAAGTGGAATATTGTGTTCGACGCAAGTGCTGCAACAGAAGTTACATACACTACTAATTTAAATACAAGTGTGCAATACAGGTTTAACAATAACGAATGGTTATTAAGTATTGACGGCGATTATCCAGTTGGCACATGGAGAGTTGAACTAGCAGGCTAATTATATGTATGAACGATATGATTACTTGCAGTGGAGCACTGTTTTACACCTTAGATACAAATAGATTTTTATTCCTTCACAGAGCGCAAGGTAAGCGTAATAA